AAGATTTTCGTATCCAGTTGTTGATGTGGCTCGTGTCGCATTAGTTGTCAAAAGCCATCGAATATCATCGGTGGCGCCGAACTCGTCGGGCATTGCACGGTCTTGGGCGTAAGAACTCACGTGCTTAAAGCCACTTACAAGTGAAAGACGTGTCCTCTGACCTGTATGGCATATACCGATAAAAGAAGCTCTTATGGGAGACGTAGCTATACTGGAACCTGCACTTATCTGTGGTTCAATCATCTGGGTGATTTGGATAAGCAGGTTCGTAACAATTGTGTCAAGGTCGGTCTTGCCGATAAATGTTCCTGTTGGTGAACCGTTACTTGCCGTAGTTTGTGATGCCGTACCGCTCGCAACATCCCTGGTAAGAGTATCAATAGTCAGTCTCATATTATCGAGCAGAATGTCGGACATCTGGCTCTGGTCATCGGTAATACCCGTGAAGGTCATCCACGAGCTTGTAACAATCCACGCACCATATTCTTTTATCTTGACCTGTATGTCCGTCTTTGATAAAAGAATCGCCGAGGGGTCAACACCTTCGATAAGAGGTACTGTCTGTGCAGATGGATTCCCCCATCTTCGCCATTTATTAGTATCGCCTGCGTGCATAGGCATTGAATCTTTCTTTCCGAATCTCACATACACGAAGGCATCAATCACTCTAAGTAACACCTTACTTTGATAGAAGATGTTAATTGGGTGATTTATCCTTGTGATTGTGTGCATAGTTTGATTTATTGGCATCTTATTCCCTTTCTTTATACCTTTTCGTCATTAGCCAGCTTCCTTTCAATTTCAAGAACCTGCTCTCTCGTCAGCATCTGTTGATTGTTAGGGTCTCCACCCGCACCGCCACCAGCGGCAGAGCCACCAAGAGGATTAGTTTCTAATTCAACCCCTTGTCTTATTAAATGCTCCTTATTGGCGTCGGCTTTGCTTTTAAGTTCCACAAGCTGCCTTTCGTCCATAACAGCTTGATAAGCACCTTGAGCAGATTGAAAAGTTGCGGCTAAATATGGTTTTTTTTGCTGTAATGACAAAGCCTCTTGAGACCACGTCATTATTTGCCCGTTTGTAGGATTTACGCTTCCTACAACCTGTGTAAAATCGGGATGACTCAATATAAACTGCCGATTGGCTGTAAGTGCCGATTGTTGCTGTTGCAGCATAGTATCAAGCTCAGATTTGCGGGTTTGTACCTTTATAATGTTTTCACCATAAAGGTCGTCCGCTGAAATACCAAGTTGCTGCATAGCTAACTCGTATGTTGAACCTGGTTGTTGAGTTTCTACCGGAGCAACCTGTTGATTAGCCTGCATTATTGCTAACTGATTTTGCAATAATTGCGATTGCTCTTCGGCTGCCTTTTTAGCTTCATTGGCTTTTTTGAACTCTTCGTACTTAACAGTTTTCTTGCTCTCGTCATCGCCGTCTGCAAGCGTCTCAGCCTGCTTCTCAGTGACCAGTTGATTTAGGTCTTGGCCAGTGACCGACTGGTCTGTGTTTAGGTCTGAATCAGCGACCGACTGACTATTGTTTAGGTCTTTATTTTCTTCTGCCATTGTTCTAATCTCCAAATAAAAAACCCCGCACACAGACTACACATCTGTAATACGGGGTCGTTTTGTACGAGTACCCTAATTGGTTATTTAATTGTTAAATGTTATTCATTCGGGTCTTCCAATTTAACCAAACGGCTATCAAGCTGTTTCATTGCTTCGCCCTGCTTGTTAAGAACCTGAATGACTAATAATATATTAGCCGTCAGTTGAGATTTCAGGCTATCACCGTATTTTTCGTTCCATTTTGCCTGGTCATCTGGCCTTAAAGTCATAAGCTGTCTGCGCAAATCAGGCTTGGAAACCTCCTGACAACCGCATATTACAAAAGATAATACCAATAAAACTATTACTATCAAACCAAATTCAATCTTTCTCATTTTCTTTGCCCTTTCTTCTATTTGTTAGAGTTGTCTTAAATTTTCTCGCAAAAGAGATTGCTTAAGGCTACACCCTAAAGGACTTGCCCACGTTTTTTGTTGGTATCCCTGATTATTTACTTTGCTCATTCCACATCTTTCGCAAGTATCCGTCCTTTGTAATAATTTATCACCCTCTCTAATTTCGTGAAACATCTGGTAATCGTGCCCAAATATAGCACAATATAATTCTTTCCAATTCATAATTTCCCTTCTATTTGTTAGAGTTGGCCGGAACTTAATCCCAAAGCGTTTTGGAAATGTTGTTGTTGATAAGGCGATAATAGGGCTTTTCTAAACTCTTCCTGCCTTATTTCAGTTAATTCTTTTCTCAACTCAGCATTTTCCGCTCTTAATCTTTCTTTTTCCATATCATTTATTAACCAACTAAACATAATCTTTCCTTTCCTATTTGTTAGGGTTTTCTCGTTCTTCTGCACTTTCTTTTATCGATTCTTCCATTCCGTAATTCATAATAACGTTCTTACGGCCCTTTTGTAAGTTAAATTTGAAAAATATATTTCCAAACGCATCAGGGAATATCTTTATTACCTGACGACCTATACTAATAAGCTTACTTCGCTGTTCAGGAGTCATTGTTTTCTGTTTATATTCCTATAATGTTTTGCTCACGATTTACCTCTTTTTTACACTGATAACAGGTTGATTATTATAAAACTTGACCTTCCATACCAATTCACGCCAAGTACAATTATATCTTTTACACGCTACCGTCATTGTGGCAAGTAAAGGCTGTTTTATATTATCAGGCATATTCTTAATACGCTTTTCGTCAAGTTCTATATCAGGGTCGATTGTAATATCCAAAACTTTACTCATTTCTCATTTTGCGAATAGCTGCAATCCTTTTCTGCATTTCGTGTTCTTTTTGTTTTTCTATCATCTCGCCAGGTTCCATTTTCATAACTTCTATACGGCCTAAATTATCGAACCTGAATTTTAATTGTTCAACAGGACACCCTAATCTCAAGGCTGCATCCTTCATAATATCTTTCACTTCTTCCTTGAGAGCCTGATGTATCTCCTCAACCGGTGATTCGCCCTTATAAATCTTAACTTTTGCTACCACGCCTTCTCCTTTTCCTTTTCGCTTTCTTATGTTTTTCTTTTGGTGTGTGTCCTGGCATTACTTTTTCCTTTTCTTTTTCTTGGGTATTTTCGCACCAGCGGCTCTTGCCTCACTTAATGCAATGGCGATTGCCTGCGGCCTCTCGACTACTTTTTTGCCGGAACTTGATTTTAATATCCCACGTTTAAACTCACCTAATACTTTTTTTATTTTATGTTTGCCCTTTTTGCGAGGCATTTGTTTTCTCCTGTGCTATTTGTAATCTTACCTGTTCTTTTATCAAGGCAACCAACGGCTCGGCTTGTATTTTCTGCGCCTGCGCTAATGTCTTCATCCTGTTAAGAGGTATCTCCGACCGTTTCTCCTGTGCATCAGCCATATTTTCCTGTGCCTGTGAAATCTGGACGGCGGTCAAGCCCTGAGTCAACTTATCAGCATTTTGCTGAGACTGTACCTGGGCCTGCTGTTGCTGCTGTCTCGACTGGATAGCCCTTTGAATGGCCTGTAAAGTCGGGGTCTTAAACTGCATCGGAGAGGCTTTGACTAACATATCGGCTGTTATAATACCTCTGAACTCGTCCGGCAACTCCAAAAGAAGACTCTTGAGTTCCTGATAATACATATTCTGCTGGCTATCCGTCTCTAAGCCTTCTGTTGGCGCACAATCAAACCTCGATAGGTCATCATCATAGAATCCTTGTGCAGGTTCCTCGTTGAGTATCTTACGTATGCGGGTAGGGTCATAATTGACCTGTACGATCTGGACCTGTGTGCGGCCGAAATATCGCTTGGAACCTCTTAGGTTCTGGAACATCCATCCCTGTGCGGTCAGGGCCTTGCCTGTCCGGTAGACATGAAGAACCCCGGATATTTCCTTGTTCTTTTCGTCAGTACCAAGTATCTCCTGATTAAGACCACCTGTTTCGGCCTCGTCCTTATCTATAATCTGTAACATGGTAA